CAGAATTTGGTAGGACGTTCCGCGAGATGTCTTATTAGCCTGACCAGCAGGCTTGTCAGCCGCAGCAGCAGGCGCGGCTTTTACTCCTCGATAACTGTAAGTGTCGTTGAACGCATCCCGTAAGTTGCGATCCGCAAACTGCAAATCGCTAATCACGGAATCAATTTGATTGGCAAAGTCTTCGTCTTGCTGGGTTTGACTCAAAGCGCCAAAACTATCTCTGAGCGCCTTACCTTCAGCGTCAGACACGTTGCCGACCGCGCCGCCAGTAGGCGAGTTGTCTCGCAACTGCTGCAACGAACGGAACTGCCCTTTTGCCAGAATCTTATCAAGCAATGCCTGTGCCGCCGTTGCTTCCTTGCTAACGCTAGGCAATCGGCCTTGAATACCGCCAGTAATTGCTGGCAGCCCAGGGTGAGTCTTTAGCGTTTCCAAATCTCTAATAAGCGACGAAATATCTTTTTGAGCGGAGCCAAACGCTGCATTAGCCTTGGGAAAGGCCGCCTCTCGTTTTGAACGCTCTTTAGTATCAAGTTTAACTTCTTGATAGTCAGGCGAAGCCTTCAGTTGCTCCAACCCTAAACGTGCTTCTTCGGCTGCAACTCGTCGAGCCTCCAATTGAGCGCGAATCTGATCAACGCCAAGGCGACCTTCCGCAGCGCGGGCTTCACGAGCGCGCAACTGCTGATTGATTCGGTCGGCCTGCGAAATAAACGATTTGCCCAATGAATCAAGCAACTCAGGATTGTATTGTTCCGTAATCCCCATCTCCGCCAACTTATCAGCGCCACCCGCCATTTGAACGGCTTGCTGATACATTTGCGGATACGTGCGAGGGTTAGCGGCAGTAATAAAATCAACCAACTTTGCGTAGGCTGTTGACTCTTGTTGTTTGCGAGCCGTATCAATATCAAGCAGCGATTTTTCCCGCTGCGCTTCAGCAGCAGAAGTTTGAGCGCGAGAAGTGCCTAACGACGCTGCCGACTTGGCAATTTCTGCACCAGCAGGCCCGAATCGCAACAGTTGGTTTTGCACTTCCGGCCTAGAAAGATCGGCAGATGCTAAGTAATTACGCAGCGCCATCTCTTGCTTGGCTGCTTCAATCTGCGCCATTTCTTGCTGGCGAGCCAAGCGGTTGCCACGCCCAATTTCCATTCCTTGAACAAATGAGCCGAGGGTATTTACAGGATCAAGTTGTGTTGCGCCAATGACTGCCATGACTTACACCACATTTCCGTATTGCGGACCCATGTAATTCAATGCTTGCAGATTTGAGCCGCCACCTGGCGTTACGCTAGTCGGGCCAAAATATCCGCCCTTATACATGCCGTATCCCATAGCAGCCTGACCAAGCGCGTTGGAAAGCGCATTAGCCTGACCTAAGTAGCCGGAAGCGCGAGCCTGACCGCCGCTCATCATAAGGTTGCCAACGTTGGCGCCATACTGACCGGCCTGTCCTGCAACCTGCTGCGCGGCAGTTTGACCGGCGCCATACAGACTACCAAGCGTTCCCAAGCGTGTACCTAACTGCGCCTGCGCTCGATTAAAGGCGTTCATGTACTCTTGCGAAGCCAAGTCCTGCCCGAAGCGCTGACCGGCCTTGATAGCGCCGCCAGAGAGCAGATTACCGCGAGCAGCCTGCATACGCTCCAGAGCCTTCTCGCCCTCACGCAAACGGAAACCGTAACCGGGGTCCATCTGCAAGTCTTGCTCGCCAAACTGTCGGGTAAGCATCCCGTAGTCAGCAGCAGAAGCGTCTCCGCCAATCCCGAGCAGTCGCATTAGTTCGTTTTGCGAAGTAATACCCGCTTGACGGAACGGCTCTTGCAGTTCCACCTGACGTTCAAACATCTGCTTTTGAACATCTTGGGCTTGTTGGGATGCACGCTCTTGCGCTTGTGCGGCCTTTTTGGCTCCACGGGCGCCGATTGCTGCGCTGCCAGCGCTGCTAACTGCGGCAACTGTGGCTGAGACTGGATCAGGCATGAGGGAATTCCTCGCGATACTTCGCAAAATCTTCGCCGTATAGTGCCATTACCGCACCTGCTTTTTCCATAGCAGACTCACGGCCAAGACACAACAGCACCGTTAACAACACAATGTCGTAATAGGCGGCACGCCAGACAAACGACTTCTCGTCCGCCCGACCCGACCGCTCGGCGTCATCCGACGCCTTCCACTTACAAATCGCCGTAGCCAATGCTGGCAATAACTGACTGGCATTAGCCATAAAGAAACTGTTTGCAGGCATATTGACGAGGCAACGCCATACCGTGTCGTCCAGCGCATCCCGGTCTACCGGGTCGCCGTCAGCCACGTCGTCAAATACCTGCGTTACTTTCCACAGGTCTAGCAGCCAAGCCGCCGCGTCAGGCGGTAGCCCTAGTTCCCTGAAGTTCTCCGTCAGCCAGTATTCGGCAGTCGTCACGAAACTTCTCGCCCCGACGAACGAATGTTAATAGCCGACGCCGTACCGGCAATCGTCGAGATAAACCCGCCCGGTTGCAGGACGTGGCCGACCAGTTCGGGGAACGTGTACGTCTCGCTCGGCAACAACGTCTTGTTTTTAATGATCAAGTTCTGGTTGCCCGACGAGTCAAACTGCGTCACGAGGTTGACCGACAGGGTAGCCGCCGAAGCGCTGTAGTTGGTCGCCGTAAACTTGTCGATAATGGCCGACACGTTCTGGGCGGTGTATTGAGTTACTTGGGTGTTCTCCGCAATCTTTGCGGGGATCAGGACTTTGACGTTAACTGCCATGTGTCACCTAAAAGGTAAAGACCATTCGGACGCGGCCATTAGACCCAGACAGGCCAGCGGCACCGCCCTCTACCGGATCGCCACCGTCACCGCCAGCGCCACCAGTAAGGCTACCCACACCAGCGATTGCAGCCGCACCTGTCTGCGTAAAAGCCGCTCCGCCGTTGCCGTTAGTGTTGGTCGTATTGCCCCCAGAGGCCGTGCCGCCAGCACCCTGCTGACTGCCGTAGATACCGATACCACCGTAACCTCCAAAGCCTCCAGTTGCGATCATCTCGGGCAGCGCATACGTTCCGGCATACGCCACCGACTGAGTGCCAGCACCGCCTACCGCATCGCCAAGTGAGCCGCCTGTGCCAGCCACGCCAACAGTGTACAGGATCGTTTTACCGGCATCTGGGCCAGTTAGAACGAGTACAGTCTTGGAGTAGGCACCACCGCCTCCGCCGCCACCAGGGTTCTCCTGCGGCTCATAGGCAAACTCACCAAAGATGTTCGTTACCGTACCGTAGCCGCCACCACCACCTGCGCCCCATACCTCAATGGTGACGCCCGTAGCGCTGGCAGGGATCGTGACCGACCCAGACCCGGACGAGTAATCAACAACGCCCGCACCGGCTCCTCCGGTCGTGCCTGCAATCGCCGCTGCTAGGGTAGCGCCGCCCATTAGGTCAACCCTGCTCCGCTGATCAGCCACGAGGTTGAGCCAATCTTGACGCAGGTCGCCAAGCCGTTCTGCGCGAGGGTGCGAGTACCGGTCGTCGTGCTGTTAGCCAGCGTCAGCGTGTCGGTCGTAATCGCAATCGAGAGCGCCGTAGCGTTGAGGTTGACGATAATGACCACCGTGCCAACCGGGAACGCAACAGCGACGTTAGCCGGAATGGTCAGCGTCAGCGACGAGCCGTTCATTAGGATGGACTTACCGCGATCTGCCAGCACCAACTGGTAGTTAGCCGTCTGGCTGTTTTGCGGAGCCTCTCGATAGCCTACGGCGTAATTAACGCTAGTCGTGGCGTTATCGGGAATTAGCGGTGTGCCGGTGAACGTGGGCGAGGCAATCGGGGCATAAGTGGAGGCAATCTGCGTTGAAGTCAACGAATTAGTAATCCCGTAGCCAGCCAGTGTCGTCGGCGTACCGGTAATAGTTGACCACGCTACTGACTCAGTGGAAATGTCATTAACGCCGCCGATGTCGTCGTATTCGCCAATCTGCACGTCGTTGGCGTCTTTTAATACAAACCGATACAGCACGCCTTCCGACAGCCACATGTCCTCCGGCAGTCTGCCGCCAGAGTTAAGGATGATGGGATTGGCATTAGCAGACGTGCCTAGCACCGACGTGTAAGTCGTCTGCGGGGTCGTGGTGCCAGCGGCGTAAGTGTAAATCTTTCCGCCCGACAGCACTTCGTTGTCGTCGGTAAAGAACTGCGCTCCGGCGCCAGCAAAGGCTGAAAGGTAAACGGTCATACATACACCTGCATAACAGTCAAAATGATAGAAGGTATGGCTGGGACAGGAGCGGCAGCGGCAAATTGCTGTAACTGCACGTCCAAAGCATCTACAGAAAAATACAACTGAAAATAGTCGCCGTTTGACAGCGGTAAGAAAAAGTTAGCCGCCGAAAATATTTCAGCGTTGTTGCCTTGAATCTGAATTAACGATGCTGAATTGGCGACGTTTGTGCCGTTAATAGCAGGCCAAATGTACAGCCGCCCCGTACCACCCGAAGTTTTATCCACTTGGATAGAAAACTGCACGTTGTAGATAGCAGGGCGAGTAACCTTAATCTTGCTGCTATCAGCAGGGTCGCGGTACACGCCATAAGCCGGGTCAGCGTTGTTGTACGTGATGGCTTTTGCCGTGTTAATGACGGTAGCCGCTTGCGTCTGCGTTGAGAAAAACGACCCGTAGTTAATTAGCCCCGGCTCAAACCGAGGTGGCCCTTTCTGCAAATCGTCAATATTGCCGCGCAGTACCGCTACCTCGTCCTCGACGTTAGCGGCCAGCGACGGGGTAATCTCAAGGTCAGCAATAGAGGTGGACGTAGTGCCGCCACCCGTCAGTTGGTACTGATTGTTGAGGAAGCGGAACCACTCACGCGAAACCAACCCTGTCCGTTCGTCAAGAAACGGAACACGCGGGGCAGGGATTTGCGTGATGTTTTGCGTCATGATGCCGTCGGACTAATCTGAAGTTCAGCGCCCATAATGGCAACCTTGACGGGATCGGTGCCGCTGACCTCATATACGCGGTCACGCAGTTTTAGCGTCATGCCAAGGCGACGGAAGATAGCGCGAGTACCGTATTGTCCGGTGCGACCCATTGAGGTCGTGCGCTCGCCGTTCCAAGTGTGACCGCCATCGTCTGACCAGCGCAGCATGATTTGCGGGTTAGCGCCCGTAACAGGCGTGTATTCAAGAATAATGTCTTCGCCGCTTTCAGTTTCTAAAATTTCAAGCAACTCAGACCCCAAATACTGGTAATCCCCTAGCGCATACCCTTCTAAGCCCACGCCTGTTTCGCAGTCAATTTGAAGCGAGTGGTGAGCAGTGCGCTTTAGGTCATTAGCGCCAGTCGGCAACGCACGCCAGCGGCGCAGCCACTTCTGTGTTTGCCCGTCATCGGCGTATACGTCTAGGTCAAACTCGTACAACTTACCGTTCTGGTAATCACCCACAATCGGCACGCCGTTAAAGCGAGCGTGGTTGTTGCCACGGTGGCGCTTGAAGTCACCATTACGAAATCCTGCACGTTCGTGCCAAGCGCCCGTAGCGGCGTCAAACACCCACGTCGTGTCCGCATTAGTAAAGTTCAACACGTAGAACGTGTGGCCGTCCTGCTGGTAGGTGTAGCCCACCGCGTCAGACAAGTCGCCGTACCCTTGAATAGCAAACTCAACGGCATGGGTAGATACACGCACGCCTTGGTAGCCGTTGGCTCGATAGACGATACCCTGACCGCGAGCGTCTGCGCCTAGCCAAAAAACGGAGTTATCCATCTTGGCGACCGAGTACGGCGCAATACAGCCAATTTCGTTATAAGCGCCTTGGATGCGGGTAAGGGGAAAGTCAGGGTCGCCCGAGTTGTACCAGACCTCCACCGAGTTCGTGCCAAAGAGCCACGCTTCACGGTGATCAATGATGAGGGAGACTAACCCGTCTGGTGAACCCTCCGCACTCGCAAAATCCAAGGGGTCAACTGACAAGCCATCCAATAGACTTGTTACCCACACTCTTTGCGAGTTCGGTTCGTTAAACACAAAGTAACCGTCAAGGTAGCCGACCGTGACAGCACCCGGAAAGTCGGGGTCGGTAATCTGTTGGAAAGCGTCCGTAACGCTGTTGTAGATATATCCATCAGGGTTGGCGGCAATAAATATCTGCGTGCCGTTATCTGCCATAGACACCGGGCCGGTGCCAGACACAAATCCCAATGACGGCGCTAATTGGTTTTCTAACAAGATGGTTTCGCCATCTTCTAACAAGATAAAAAAGCCGTCTTCCAGCAACAGTTGATTTTGGCCTTGCTGCACATAGTTGTTGTCCAACTTGTACATCTGGTCGCCAGAAACAACGTACAGATAATTGCCTAACGTCCACAAGCCTCGAATCGGGCCAGTGCCAACAACAGTCTTTAGCGTCAAACCTGGGCAGCGTTGCAGGTACGCGGGTTCTTTGCCGCCCTCTGGCACCACTTCGGGATAAAGATTGACCATCCGGTTGTCGGCAGCATTGACCGACCGGATGACATACGACGACCCTAAGATCGGCGTCTTCACTTAGAAGTTTCCGGTAAAGATGTTGAAGCGCGGACGGTTGACGATCAGTGCCGCTGGCATTGCCATCAAGTCATCCGGGTTGTTGATGCGCTTCAGATCGCGCTTGCTGGTCATTGCAATGCGCTGCACCTGCGGAGACGGTTCGACACCAAACTCGGCTGCAAGTTCACAGGCCAAGCAAAAGCGGAACGCACGCAGGTATCCAGGCGGGAACGCAAGGGTGGTGTCTAGCGTGGCTGGTTGAGCCAGCGGACGCACCGACACAAAGTGGAACTCCAGTATCTTGGTCGGTACTGGGTAAATGTAAATCTCCGCGTCGGGGTAGGTCATGTTGACCCACATCAACTGTGGATAAGTCGAGGTCACTGTCTTAACGGCAATATTGTTGTACTGCTCGTTATTGATCAGTTTGATGCCATACGACACGTTGGTCGAGGCGTCACGAAAATAGGTGGCGTCGTCCATAAGGATCGGACGCTCGGCAACGAACGTACCCGTCGGTCCCATGGTGATGAACCGGACGTTCGGCTGCCAGTTGTAGATTTGGTCTTGGGTCGAGAAAACCGCTAGACGCTCCGTACTCCAAGAGTCAAGCATCTGGTTTAGAGCAGCGAGGGCGTCTTGAGACGTGGCTGCCGAAGGCACTTCACCTTCTGCCAATTGCCCGATCAGACGCAGCGCACCGTTGATCTGGTCAGCAGCGGTGGTTGCCATGTATTACTCCCGGCGTCGTCGTCGCGCCCTTAATGCGTTATCAGAAGTCCCCGATGCCGACAAGTTTGCCGACACCGGGGATTCTGAATCATCCGGGTCAGAGGGGTCAAACTCCTCCCACCCATGCTCCATATCTTCCCGCGCTTCTAGCACCGAGATTGCTACTTTCTCGCCGTGCTTGTGATGACGAAGGTAGATATTCGGCATATTAGGCAACAGTAAATTGCAGGCTATAAACGGGGAACGTGACGGTGTTCGCCAGCGTACCCGTAAC